CCTGGAACTCGGCCCTCACGATGTCCTTGTTGCTGAAGCCACCTGCGATGAGCAACGCCTCAAGATTCTGACGAGCCTCTTGGAACGCCTTGAACGCCCCGTCGTACATTTCGGCTTGACTCGCATCAAGCGGCTCGACCTGCTCCATCGTGACAGTCGCTGTCCCGCCACCAAGATCCTGACCTTCGATTGCGCTCATACTACTCTCGCTCCTTGAGGTTGGTCGTTTCGACTTCAAGCGCCGCTATCCTCTCGCTGTGCGTACCCACCTTTGCATCTAACCGGTTGATGACGGACTCCATCCGGACTATCGACCGCGTGGCCCCATTGAGTCCGACCCTAACCCCGCCCCAAGCTGCCGCCGCTGGCAGCACAATCGCGATCCACGGCAGAACCTCTCCCATCACGCCCACGGCATCGTTCTAACCGACACAGTCGTGGGGGTGACCTGCTGTGCGACCTGCGCGGCGATGTCCGCTTTGAGTTCGCCAACCCGCACCCCACCAAGTGCTGTCGTCGTCCAACCTTCGACATCAGCTTTAGCGAGATCGGCAAACGGGATAAACGGATCGCCAGCACTGTAAGTACAATTAACAGACCCGTACACAGAGCCGGTGTGGCCGCTGCCGTCATCACCGTTCAGCGTCCAGTGAATTTGATACACAACGTCGGTCTGGCCTTCCGCTGTCGGATAAGTGCCGAGCGACGAAAACATCCAGGTATAAGTCATTATGGTGGTCCCGCTGAGACTTTGAGGTCACCGCTATTGTTCCACAATTCTCCAACAACCAAAGGATCGCTTATCGGTAGCGTTGGCATTTTGACCCCTCCGTCACTCAGTAGTTCGAGGGGATAGACTGCCGTCCCATAGCGGAATTGGAAGCTCCCCTCGTCCAATTCACGGATGTTGGTCCCTATATACCATTTTCCGGAGTCACCATCAGAATTTTCAAAAATGCACGCAGGGTTTTTGGAATCAGCCGTGCTCTCTATCTGAAAACCATATGAACCAGTAGTACGCACCTGCAATTGCTGTTCCGCGTCGGTTAAACCAATCCCGACCCTGCGGCCCGTCGAGGCGTCACAACGCATGAATTCGGTGTTTTCCCCCACCCCGAACGCCATATGTGGGGTGGTGTGGTCGTAAGTGATAGCTCCCGCGCCCTGATAGCCGTCGTCGGAAAAATTCAGGATCGAATTCCCGGCATTCCCCGATAACAGGTCAAGCATTACATCATTGCCGGTCGCAGCGTTGCGCTGAATAATCGCCGCCGTCGCCGCATTAAGTGTCGGATAGCTCCCGGTATTCGTAGTCACTACCATGACCCCCGATCCGACTACCTGTGGCTCAACCATCATGTGGGTGCCGTTGTACGATATTCGGGCATCTGTTCCTGCGCCTACAGAGAGATATTTGTCGTCGGCGGTGATGTCGATGTCGTCGGAGGCGGTCACCGTGCCACTCACGGCGAGTGACGTTAACGTCCCAACCGAGGTCAGCGAAGAAGCAGTGACGCCAGAATTGAGCGTGGCCCCAGTGAGGGTCCCCGCAGCCGAAGTGATTGTGATCGCGGCAGTGCCATCGAAGTCGGTGCCGTTGATGGCGCGAGCAGTCGCGAGGGCCGTGGCCGTAGCTGAGAGGCCCGAACAGGCGGCGGCTGTTGATACCGTTACTACTCCGCCAGCAGTCATCGTAGCGTTACCGGAGAGCGCGAACTCTGCGGCGTCACCGGAGCTATCACCAATCCAAATCTTGGTATTCGCAAGCGGCGAGCTTGTCGCGTCAATGTAATCGCCAGTGATCGCGGTGCCATTCCAGACACCCGTTGCTATCGTGCCCACGCCGGTCAGCGAGCTTGTTACGACATTAGAAGCAAGCGTGGTGCCCGTCAGGGTCCCAGCAGGGGCCACGGTAGTGGCAGAAGGAGCACTCCAGACAGGCAGACCACTCGAAAGGGTCAGTATGTGTGTATCTGAGCCTTTCCCCAGCCGTGTTGGGACACCCGAAGCTGCATAGTACAGAATGTCGCCTGACGTACCATCTTCCAGCTTGGCGAGTGTGACAGCATTATCTGCTATATAGGTCGTAGCAATCGCTGTCCCATTCCAGACTCCTGTAGCCACCGTTCCAAGAATTGTGATCGCGCTTGAACTTCCGACATCTAGTGTCGCAGGATCTCCAGAGGCGTCCCCAATAAGTATCTCACCGTCACCTAAAACAGAAGTAGCAGTGATTGCCCCAGTGCCGGAACCCAACAGCACCCCACCGTCAGTCAGGGAGGTCGCACCCGTACCGCCCTGGTCTACCGCTACCGTGGTTCCTTCCCAAGTGCCCGTAGCTATAGTGCCGAGAGTGGTGATGCTGGTCTGGCCGACATAAGTCGAAGCGATAGTAACGGCATCTGCTGATACGGTGACTTTGTCGGCTGTGCCGATCACGTTCAGCGTGGGTACGGGACCACTCAGGGATGTCCCTGTTAATCCAGCGCCAGCAACGATAGCCGTGATGTCGCCTGTGACGGGCGTAGTCCAGGCGAGCGTCCCACTGCCGTCAGCAGCAGACAGCACTTGGTTCGTTGAGCCGACCGCTGCGGGCATCGTCAACGTATAGCTGGTGGTGACCGCACTCGGTGCCTGGATCTTGACGGTATCGGTCCCGGCACCTGTCTCCTGCACACTTATACTGTTGAACTTGATGTCAGACATGGTGACATCGGTGCCGCTGACGCTGAACAGGGCGTCGATCGCGGTGGTCCCAGTATTAAGCGTGGCACCCCAAGTGTCGGTGCTCCCGCCGACATCCGGCAGGGTAATACCTAGATTCGCAGTAGCAGCCATGATTTTATCCTAGTACCCGTGAGCGCATTCGTAGGCCAGACGCAGTGTGACGTTCGCGTTCGCCCTGTAGGCGCAGGTCGTTTAACGCCTTGTCGAGTCTAGCAATCCACATCGGCATTCGCTCATCATTCTTCAGATATGGCTCTGCTTCCACCAACGTCCCGAACAAATAGATATCGGGATGTGCAGCCAGTAGCCAATTGCTCGTAGCCGCATCAGTCAGTGAGGCTATGCGCGTGTAGTAGACGATAGACGAGGTGTACGTTGAGTCAGGTGAAGGCAGAATCTCCAACTGGCCGGTCGCGCCACCAACCACCGTGAAATAGTACGGCCTCCCCGTCGAGTTCATCACGATCCTGCGCTCCGATATCTCTTCGGGCGTCATGTACTCGAGCACGATGACCGGCGAAAGATCCACCACGATCCTAATGATCTCGAGCGTGTCAGTCGGCAACGTTGTATACCGTGACGCCAACGAGAACGAGTCATCTTTCGCGATCATGTCCGGTTGCCGGATCACGCGGTTGAAATTCGCTTCCGCGAGCTCGATAAATTCTGGGATACGCGCTGTCAGATCGGTGCGGTCCAGCCAATTCGCAGCCGCCGTCTGTAGCTCCGCGTAGGTCGTAATTGCCACTAGGCCCTCCCCGGCCTCGTTCTGAACACCCGATTATCGGGATCATTCAGCCATTTATTCAATGCTTTTTGGTCTTTCCCGTTGTTCGTAATCTTCATCAATTCGTAATGGATCGAAGTCGGCACCGTCGCAAGCAAAGTCTGCCCGACCGACTGTTTGAGGGGACTGCCATACCTAGCTCGCTCACCAACCTGATTGAAGAGTGCCTTGTTGTGTTCCACGATGGCGGTAACGTCTTGCTGGGTTTCTAACCCGATATCGCCAGTGACATCATCAAAGTGAAACCACTGGGTGATACCCGTGGCCCGGTCGAAGTCTATCACCCGTTTCATAGACATGATGGTGCCTACTAGGGGGCAGGGGCCGAAGCCCCCACCCCACCAGTAGAACTACGCCGAGGTTATCGCGGCAATTACACCATGAGCAGCTTCGTTGTTGACTTGAAGCCCCCATTCCTGGAGAACCATCCGCTTATCAGCGTCACCAGTTTTAGCCAATGTCTCGATGGTGTAGGGTCGCAGAGTCGCGATCTTCACCTCGTCTGGGTCGATGAGGAAGGCCCAGTTATTCATCAGCGATCCGGCACCTTCATCGATTACTGATGTGAAGAACCGATTCGGCACAACGGACAGATTACCGAAGTCGCTGACATAAAT